AGCAAAAAATAAAAATGAGATAATTAGACAATTAGCGCGTCATATGTCTGATTGCTTCGGCGACGAAGTTCAAGTTTGGCATCACGATAGCAAATATGAGAAAAAGAGGATGCCTATGATGGAGTGACTTCGTAGGCCTACTTTTTCGCGACTTTCTAAATGAAATGACCGGAACACGTCTATATATATAAACCCTACGAAATAATATAAAACTTCGTAGGCCTAAAGAATTTGTCGGGGGTTATAGCAAAGAGATTAACCCTTATAATGTTTTCCCCTTCGGGTGTATTACTACTTCGTAGACCTAAAATAGAAACCTTTATATCAAATGCACGACGAGACTTAAAACATGGAACCCGTGCCAATACTCCAAAGAGTTAAAATGATGACCGCCATTAATGAGACTGAAGGATTCACTTTTATTAGTAAAAAAAATGTATTAGTTAATCAAGACAATTATACTCAATACGCGCGTTATAGTGTGGGTACCTATCAAGATAACTTCTTCAAGATGCCATTTACTAACAACCATGAATTGAAGACCGCGTTGAACGCCGGATTAAATAAAATCCATATGTATTTCAACACTATGAATGAACTATTAATGCCACTATTCCCAACCTTCGGCGGTTGGGTTCAAGACGGTTGTTTAGTTATTGACACAGTGTTTTTAACAAATAATTTAGAGCAGGCTGAAAATATGGGAAATAGAAAAAATCAAAAAGCAATTTTCGACTTCAAAACAATGGGGGAAATATCCCTATAACTTCGTAGGGGTTATTTTCTCTCTCTCATCTCTCTTTTATAACATAAATGTATAAAATGAAAGTGTGAAAATTCTCTCTATATTTTCTCTCTAATTGTAGGCCTACGATTATAGGGCTAAACTTCGTAGGACTAAACTTCGTAGGGCTAAAATACACTAGGTGTAAAAACTACACTTAGTGAATACCAACCTTTATATGCTAAGGTCGCTAGGGTTGTTTGTAATAGGAGGTAAGAGATAAATGGATGAATACGATAAAATGGATACACAAGAAATGATTGAAATAATGCGTGGAATATGGACTGATAAAGATGCAATAGAACTTGAAATATCAGATAAGGTATATGAGTTAATCGACCTAAAAGAAATGTCCCACAAACAAGCATTATTGACATTAACAGATATATTATTTATGGTCAATGATATATCAGAAGTTATGCTAAATACTAGCATAATGAATGATAGTGTTAAAACATTATTATGGCAAGATTATGCTAAAATAGAAGACACTGAGTTTGAATAATATTCAGACCGAGAATAATACGTAAACCTCTCAAGTCGGCTACTTACGCTGACTTAAGAGGTGTTTTCTCTCTAATTCTCTCTATACATATTGATGAATATATATAATAAATTCTCTCTAATATAAGCCCTACAGAAATTGTACAATACTTCGTAGGACTAAACACTGTAAATAATACACTAAGTAACTTCGTAGGGCTAAAGGGAAGTACTTATAAGCAAATAACGAGAGGACAGTTTACCCGACGACATGGGCGTAAACGTGAAAAGCGAAATTAGGAGAAATGAAAATGAGAAATTATATTGTAGGAACAAAAATATTAACTGCCAAAGACATCAAGGCTGATGGATTGAACTCATGGGGTTACCCAGTAGCACCCGTGTACACTGACACAACAAGAAAAGTACTTGTATCCAGTGGGTTCGATTTTGAAGGCTTTTATGATGGCGTTAGTCATTGGTCTAAAATCACTTTGAGATGATTGAAAAATCATATCAGATTAGTTCAGATATACGAAAAAATTGGGCGGGGATTTCCTCGCTCAATTCTATTTTTCTCTCTCTAGACTTTTTATGAATATAATAAATAAATTCTCTCTAAATATAGGCCTACTGTTTCCAAGTAAAACTTCGTAGGGCTAATATTTAGTGCTATAAACTTCGTAGGGCTAGTGATGCAACAACCACACATAAGACCAATAAGTTCATAAGCAAATTGGGTTGTGCTTAGATTGATGTGGAGCAAAACGGACACTAAGACCTGCGATAACTTCGTAGGGGTTAATCCTGCTCCTGTGGCGTTAGGAGGTGATATATTGAACACACAAGAATTAATTAACTGGTTTGCTAACTACCAAAGGAGTAACTATGGTACAGGAAGCGCTAGGGTTATGATAACATTATTGGAGGCTTTAATTTCAAGCGGTATGACTAGAGCCGCCGGCGGAGTTTTGGATATTGATAATGCAGAAATCATGAGGCATATACTGAATGACTTAGACGCATTAGATACGATAGCCCGAATGCACCACTGGCATAGCCCTACGTCGTTCCAAGACCATAAGTGATGGTTAGTATAGGTTAACACGTAAACGAAGGGGTTGGGCTACTTACGCCTGCCTCTTCGCGTTCTCTTATTCTCTCTTTTATATTATATATATATAAAATATATTTTGTGATTTTCTCTCTAATTTTCTCTCTAACATAGCACCCCTACAAAATACGGGCATTACTTCGTAGGGCTAAAAGTAAGTGTAAAAAATACACTTAGTGTAGTTAATTACTTCGTAGGACTAAATGAGCATTTAACCGAAGAGACTATAAGCAGAACTCCCTATGTACCGATAACCGTGTTTCATAGGAGACAGGGGGAGAAGTGGAGACTATGAACAAAATACATGACATCGAAAGGTTCATAAGCAAAGCAGTACGACAGTTGCCCGTAGGGTATAGCGAAATCCTACGCAAAAATGGTGTAAAAAACACACCGACAATAAAAAGGAGGAATAAAAAAATGATAAACAATGTAAAAAATATAGAAATAATGACGAAAGCCATTAAGGAGGATATCGACTTAGATAATTGGTCGAAACTTCGCTTAATGTATGAAGGGTATAGTATAGGAATGGATGAGGCTTGTGTTGACTGTGCCGGCCCGTGGTTAGTAGGGTGCGCTCATGTACCTTTTGAATTTAATTACTGGGTTGCCCGTAATAGTGTAATCCATTATAATACTAGTAATACAATTAATACTATCCTTAGAAAAAATAAAGCAATAAATAAAATCATTGAGGACTTAGATAATATTGAGGAAAAATTATGGTTAATCAGTATGGAAGCCGACGATTATATTGAACCATTATTTTAAAAATAATTAAAATATACGTAAAAGATTAGAGGGTGTTCGCTGACTCTCTTTTCTCTTTTACTTTTATGGATATAATAAATAAAATCTCTCTAACATAAGGGCTACGCCATATGGTCATTAATTCGTAGGGCTTAAATTAATTAATTCGTAGGGCTAAAATAATTAATTACTTCGTAGGGCTTAAATTAAAAATAAAAAAAGAAAGGGCCGAAGCCCCCTCAATTTTACTGATTACAAGTTTCGCATATCCACCCCCATTCAATTCCAAATCCACATACAGGGCATGATTTTTCAAAAACGGATTCCATTTTTAAACCCACCCTGAAATTATCCATGCTTTATCTTTTTTGTCAGATATTACAATTTTATATTTCTTTTTATTTATGTAGATAAACAGATTATTTTTATCAAATCCGTCCCAAATTCCGAGAATACCGAAATTTAATTCTAACCATTCAGGAGAAATATTTAATTGAATAGAGTTCATTTTTTAACCTCCCGAACTCCTATTGGGTTCACAATCCCCAAAGGAGGATATGCAAACAGTGGTTGATTATTGATAAACTTTTCAGAGTCCGGGTTTACCATAACTAAGGCATAGAATCCGTTAAAGTGGCCTATTATAGATTTGAAATATGTTTGCTTTCCTTGCACATTTCGTCGGTACATAGGCGCGATGCCCTTAAAGTTATTAACTCCGGACACACTTTTCATTCCGGTATATTGAAATAACTGTTTATTAGGTTGGCGGTATATAGGGGTTATTTCCCATGCTTGAGATTTCTCATTAAAAGTTATTTCAATCATAGTAATTTTATGGTTAAATTTAGGTGTATTTGAATCCTCATAAAAGGCCGGTTGTGAATAAGCCTCTGATGCTGTCCACTTATGGCCACATTTGCCCGATGTATTAACTTCTATAAATCCTAAGTCGCCTTCATCATTGATGCTTGATTTACGGATAAAACAACCGATATATTCACATTTGTCACATATAAATCTTTTATTTAAGTTAGTGACTGCTTTCGTATTTTTAGCCCTTCGGTTCATTTTAGTAGTGTCATATAGGCCCGATAGTGAATATGCTGACATAGCACCCTTATAGGCTTGGATAGTAGGCCTAAGAGCGTTTATTGATATTACCATGTTGGTATCATCATTGAGGTTCAAGTGAGATAATTCTAAGATAGAATTACCTAATTTTTTAGCGATATGAGTTCTTTTTGATTTTATTTGAACTATATTACAATCTCTGCATATTTCAGAGTGGATAAGTCCCACCTGCTCTATGCTCAATTCAGTCTCTAGCGTTGCTTCATGTAGTTTAGTGCGGTTCATTTTTTGTGTCTCCAATTTTCGGCATTAATTCCGTAATTTAAAATTACTTCTCCTACTATATGAAGTCTTCGATTTGGGCCTTTGAGCATGTTATACACAGGAAGGGGGTTTCTTTATATAGGTAAAGGTCGGCCGCCTCACCCCCAAAAACTCCTATTTAAGGGTTGGTGACACCGCCAACCACCTCAAGCGATTTTTATTATTTTTTCTCAATTTTTTTTCCGATAATATTTTTTTGTTTTACGTTTAACAGTTACCTTTTCGTCCTTCTCGTATGACCTAAGTATGGCACAGACACTAAAGGTAGATAATTGCGTCCAGTGATTTGAAATGTGTTTATTTGCTTCCCACGCTATTTCGTCTGCTGAACACCAGTCGTCCATGAAATAACTGTTTATAACTATATCTAGCGCTTCTCTATATACTACGCTACGTTTATTAGGTCCGGATTTTTTAAGTTTAGTCATTTAACCCCTCCTAATTACTCTTCCACCTAAAGAACTGCCACTTCTATTAGGCGCTCTAGTAGCACTACCACCCGTCCACTCTCCATTATTCATAGTTCTCATAACTACAGGCATATCAGGTGTTTGGTAAGTAAATTGGTCTAAAGCATGAGCAAAAGCCATAGCAATATCGTTGTGTCTACCTAAATCTATTATAAGGCCATTTTTCCATGCGTGGCTTTCTAATTCTTCTAATAATATATTTACTTGCTTGCGAGTGAAGTCATCACCAAAAGGCATAATAATCATTTCTCTTTCAAACCAAACTCTCATCCTATTCATAAGGCCTTGCTTCAAAGTCCTATTACTAACTTTACTTTCACGGTAATCTATAATAGCACCCTTTTGTGCTAAGAGACTTTCATACATTTGTTGGAAACCTACTGCTTCAACTGCAAAAGCAGGAGTATGGTATCTTTTATTCCATTCAATCATCATATCTGCTTGTTTATCCGGTGGGAAGTCATTTCTTCTCCAAAGATTAACTAAATGAACATATCCCTCAGCATCTTGTTTTAAACATACCATCACACTGTAATCTTGCCCTAAACCATGAGCAGGGTCAAAACCAACTACATATTTACCATCTGTCATTTTTTCTTGTTCAAATATAGCATCTGTGTTTAAATTAGCCCTAGTTAAGTTACGAGGGTACACGGCGGCCTCATCATCTATAACTTTACACATATACTCTTGAATAAAGGATAATTCACCCATAGCCGATTTTTGTTCTAGTAAGAAATCAATAGGTCTAAATTCCGGCCATAATTCTATAGGCTTTACTTCATCGGGGTTTGCTTTGTATTCATCCCAGTTAAGTACACTAGACCACGTTTTTGATTTCCATTGTTCATTTTGTAACATTTCTGTATGGTATAAGTCCATCATGCTCATAGGAGTACCTACAACGTAAATAGAAGTGCCCGGAGACAACATAGGAGTAATTTTCTTCCTAAACCAATCTCTTATAACTTTATAGTTCATTTCTCCCGAATCATCTAACACATCATCAAAAGCAATACAAGCCGGGTGTTCTCCACGAATAGCCGCTCCAACAGATGTAGCACGTATCCAAGCACCATTAGTAAAATGTAACTCTAGTTTATTACCTCTTTTCTTATTTAGGTATCTAGACAATTGAGGATGTCTTTTCATATCTTCACGAATCTCTTCTAGTCTTCTAACTGCTAAATCCTTGCTTGCTGAAAATAACCAACAAGTATAAGGCTTATTCCTCCATTTAGCGAATAATGCTTCATGTAATAGTTTAACCCTTAATGTAGTAGACTTAGAATGGTCACGGGGTGCGATAACGCAAACCCTATGAACTTGCACATTACCTCTTGTACCATACATCTCCATCCACTCGCCAATATGGGAACCCCATGTGTAACCAAGCCACCTATAAAAATATGATACATCTTTTTTACTCCTTGCCATAGCAAAATCTGTGGTCATATTTGCCATTATATCACCGGGGAGAAGAGATTGCCTATTAAACCTAACTCTTTATCTATAAGGTGAGCGCATAATCCAGCCCTAGACATAACATATCCTTTTTGAAAATGGTATCTATCATGTCCTGCTAGACTAGGTAATTGTACTATAATTACTCCGCTAGTCTCAGTAAGTTTTTGATGATGTAAATGCCCATGGAACCAAGTGTGGTGTTCGCATAATCCCCACTCCTTCCTTTCTTCTGTAGCCATAATTGCAGGTAAATCAACACCCTTAACTCCGTCACCATGAGTAAAGCCTAATAAGTTGTTACCCCAAGAGATATATTGCCTAGTTTTAGGACTCACTATAACAGTAACATCTTTTGCGTTTTCATATACTGCATCTAAATACATCATAAGGGCTAAAGCAGTATGTCTATCGTGATTACCACGCATAAATACAATTTCTATAGGTGACACTCTACGCATCATATCTATATGCTCTCTTGCTAATCTACAACCGTCCATAAGTATTTGTGCCGGACTTGCGGCCATATCTTGTGGTGTACCTCTAGTAGTAGTACCTGCTTCATTATCTACGTGAAACCAATCAGAACCAGTAGCAACAATAATTTTTTCAGGTTTACCCGATAATCTTTGTATTAGATTTTCAGTTCTACCTAATAACCTTTCTCTTGCTTCTTCTAAGGAATAACCATCCCCTACTTCATCAATCCAACCACCTTTACCGTAATGTAAGTCTGTAGGAGAAAGAACTACTGCATAAGGAGTAACTTTCTTTAAATTTATTTTTTTAATGCTTGTAGGCGCTAAAACTTGTTTAGTTATTAATTCACGAAATTCATTTATCCAATAATCTTGCATAGTCTTTAAAGTCTCAGCATCTTTTTTAACACCACTCCAATATTTCTTATTTGCCTTTTCTACTACTACTTGTCTTTTAGATTCAAGTAAAGTAGTCACTAATAGTTCTTCTGACGATTCTTCTACTTCTTCATCAGTAAAAATATCCATACTGTGAGTCCAACCATTTGCTTTTATATATTGTGACAACCAATTTGGAGAAACTGTAAATTCACGGCTCATTTCATCTAAAGTCATGTTCTTACCATCTTTTGAGTAAGAGTGACGCATATTTCTATGTACTTTACCTTGTACAGCCGTAAGGTCGTTTGTTAATTTAGTAATATACATATCAGATGTTTTATCATAATAAACTTTAATTTGAGTAATACTAGATGTAATAGCCTCGGTATAGTCTTGGTCTAGTTGTTTAAAAGAATTATTAGGGTCAATCTTTACCCATCTTTGTATTGCGCCTCTCCAAGCACTTATACTTCTAGCAGGTTCTACTTTATGTAGAAATCTAGCAAATTCACTTTCAGTACCAAAAGTATGAGATTGTGCATACTTACTGATTAATTCTTGTCCACCACGGTATATTTTGGGTCCCATTGAAATAAACTAAAAAATCTAGCCTTATAAGCATTAACCACAATTAATTATATAAATTATGCTTTTAACAAAATAAATTAAATGAGGTACTAGTCTAATGTTTATTAATTCTTTATTTAATTCAAAGGGACCTAAAAATTTTAAGCACAAAATTACCTCATTAACTAATAGTATTAACTAGTTAAAGTATTATTCTGTCAAACACTATAGAAACAAATAAAGAATTAAAAAATAATAGCGCAGTACATCGTTTAATTTTTTCTGAAAAAACCCTAAAAAATAAAAATAATTACCCAAATACTTAAAAAGCACGTAATATTAGTAAAATACATGGCGGAGCGTAAGTGGTATCAATTGTGGAAAACAACGGAGCCGGTAAAAGCAGAATTAAATAAAAGAATACCTATGAAAAAAGAAGGATTCAAGGCAGTAGCCGGAGTTCCCGATATGATGAGGGATACGGAAAGATTACAAAATGATAGTAAATTCGATAATGAATTTGAAATGTATGACCTCATGTTAAAATTAGACCCCGAACTTAATGGGGCCGTCAGAGCAGTATCACTTACTGCTAATAATTATGAATTAGACTACGATACAGGTAAGAACTCATCTATCCGCGACTCTATAAGGCAATTAGTAGAAGAATATTTAGATTTTGATGATATACTTATAAATTCTATGCGTAACCTTATGGTATATGGAAATGACATAAATAAAATTATAGGTAAACAAGGAGTAGGTATTACAGGGCTACAAAGTTTACCTATAAAACAAATTACTATAGTAGATGAGAGAGGTGGAATAGATTCTATATTTGATGCTAGTGAGGATTCACCTATTATTAATGCTGACAAATATATACTGCGAGAAATGAAACTTAACGCTAGAGAAATACCTTCCTCAGAAATACTACACATTAAGATAGATTTTAGAAGTAATTGGTTTGTAGACAATAGATTGAGGAAAACTTACGGTATATGGGGCGCATCTCGTTTCTCATCCCTTAAGCAAGCAATACGCATGAAATACAACAGTCTAAACAATCGTTTGTCTCTTGAAGACTCTATGACTAAACAATACATTACTATTAGTAAAGATGCTATAGAGCATATACAAGACCCCGCAGAACAAAGTGAAAGACTAGCACATATTATGGATGAAGTAATTAGTTTGTTTGAAGGTCTTCGTGGCGACCAAATACCAGTATTACCTCATTATGTTAGTCTACACCACGTAGATTTAGAAAACTCACTACCAAACAGTAGTGCTTTCTTAGATGCTATTAACGCAGACATATCTGCGGTATTACAAGTACCAAGAGTAGCCGCAGGACAAGAGAGTGGTTCTACGTTTGCCGCAACATTTAACGCTAACCTATGGGCAGTACAGGCTATCAGTCGTATGCACAGAATTTTATCAGAATCATGTAGAGATTTATTTAGCCTACATCTTGACTTAATAGGTATTTCTTACAAACCATCAGACTTGCCAGTAGTAAGATTTGATAGTATGGATAGCGAAACACCACTTAATGTTATGCAAAGAGTAAGTATGGGTTATACTAATGGTCTTTTAACACTTAATCAATGCTTAGACCAATTAAATTTACCTAGTGCTGGCATAGAAGGGGATGAGAGGCAAGATATCAGTACTCCCGAACCAGTAGGGGAAGTACCAGCCGAAAATTCACAACCCGGAGCAAAAGATAGTACTGACCTTTAATAAACAATATTGATAAGTCATCTTGTATGTAGTACTAGGTATGTCGAAGAGTAGCGGACCGAATGACAAATTAATGCTAGTGTTTGGGCTAGGAGTAGTTATGGCTTGGGTAGTCATAGCGGCTACGGCTTCTTACTTTAGTATAGTTGAACAAAGAGATATATCAGATTCACAATTAACAGTAATAGGTCTACTTGGTGGACCTGCACTTCTTATCATCACAAACGTATTAGATTTATTCAAGGGTAAAGAAACTGCAAAGATTAACATTTTGCCGGAAGAACTACAAGCAGGTGTAGATGCTACCGAAGCAGAAAAGTCCCACGTTAGAATGCTTGAAGAACACAGAATTAAGCATGACCTTAGTATGGAGTCGTTAAGACAAAAGCACGATTTGGCTATGGATGAGTTTAATACTACACATAAAAGAACACCGGATGATATTCTTGATTACCAAGATTTTGATGAAACTGATAACTCAAGTAAGAAGAAGAAGTAATATTTCTAAGTCACTCTAGGTATATAGTATTGTGGACAGCGAGGAAGAAGACGAAAACATCATCCAAGAATTAGATGGGTGTGTAGAAGATATAGATAGTTTATTAGGTAACTTAAAAATGTTATTAATAACCTTAGCATCATTATTAGCAATACTATGGCAATTTGTGGAGTGGTTACAATCTTAATGACATATAGAGAATATTTTGGTTTATGTTGTGGTATAGTAGTAGTCATGTTTATGTATTTTCCTTTTATTATTTATGACTCTATAGTATTATGGTTTTTAAATAGGAGTAAGAAAAAATGACTTATGTAGTAACCGATGCCTGTATTAATCACAAATATCAAGATTGTGTTTCAGTATGCCCAGTTGATGCTTTTAGAGAAATGGATACTTATTTAGTAATAGACCCTGATGACTGTATAGACTGTGGGGCTTGTGTGCCGGAATGTCCTGTAGATGCAATATTCCCTGATACCGAAGTTCCTGAATCACTTCAAGCATGGATAGAAAAGAATGAAGTAGAATCTGAAACGGCCCCTCTTGCCGAAGGGGAGTCACCAGTTTTAGCGTGATTATAAGATAAGTTAATAAAACACCGAGAGTCTTTGCCCTTCATGGGTATTCGTAAAGTTATCAAAACACCTAAAGAAGATGTGGTTGCTGAGGCAACAGGTTGTGATTCTTGTGGTAGTGTTGAAAAATGTGAAACCGCAGGAGTTTGTCTTAATGATGCTAGTAATATAGATTCAACAGATATGATTGCGGCAGTTCCTTCTCCTAATGATACAGAAACCCATGATGCTTTTATGTCACGATGTACTAAGGCTGGTAATTCAGAAGATGCTTGTATGTTAGCACACAAAGGTCATTCCTTCCAAGAAGATGCTTCTTATCACGACGAGAAAAAGAAAGCATCAGAAGAATGTACTTGTCCTGTAGGTGAAGAATTAATAGCAGGGGAATGTAAAAAGATAGCAGTTACTTTAGACTTAAGTGTAGATTCTACTAATACATTTGTAGAAGCCACAACAGGAAATACAATTATCGAAATAAGCGGTATTGCTTTTCATGACGGTATGAATAAAAATGCTTGGGCTATTAATAATGAAGGTGCAAGAAATGTTGCTAGACAGATGGAAGGAGCGGATTTAACTTTAAACCATCCCGACCCACTAGAGGGTGAGGCTGGATTTGACAGAAATATCTCCGGGGGGGTAGATATGGCTACTGTTGGGTATATTAAATCCGCTACCTTCCTTCCAACAGTCGCGGGGGGTTATGAAGTTAGATATATAGCCCACGTACTAAGGCCCGAATTATTTGAGGCCGCAGAATCCGGTTTATGGTTAAAGCCTGAATACGGTGTTTCTATAGGTGGTTCAGGGGTTCCTGTATCAGCAACAGAAGATGGAATACTATTTGGGGAAGATTTTAATTTTGACCATTTGGCTATTGTTCATCGTCCGGCTTACCCAAGAGCAAATATAGAAAAGATTACAAAGATAGAAAAACTAGAGCCTATGAAGGCAACTATTATAAGTCATTCAAACTGTGCTTATATCAGCGAAGCAGGAAAGGTAGTTGCTATGACAGAAGAAATAACAAATTCAGAAATTGATTACGCTTCAGAAATTGAAGCATTAAAAGCAGATTTGGTAATGGCTAACAGTCGTGTTAATGAATACGAAAATGTAGAATCCCAAAGAATAGAAGACGAAAGAATAAGTTTAGTGTCTAAAGCATCAGAAATGGGAATGTCCGGTCATGATGATTTAAAGACTGAAACACTTCAAACATTGATAGCAAGTTGGGAAGCATCTCATCCGGTAGAAACACCAGTAGAGATGAAGCCTATAGATGAAACACCATCTGTTATTGCTTCGGAAGAAGTAAAAGAGGAGAAGAACACACCAGTAGTAGCGAATTACTTAAATGGTGTCCTAGTAGAATCTTCCGAAGATTTATATTCTCGATGCTGGAACGCATGGGCAAAAGCATGGAACGGCACACTAGCCGGAGATGAGTCCAATATGAAAGCACCGATGTACAACGATATAAAGGAGATGATTTAAAATGCCTAACATGATGGATACAATAGACGGAAATATGATGGCAACAGGCGGAGCGGCGGCAATAGGTCCAGTAGTAGGTGCTGGATACATTTTGGGCTTTGATGGTACTAATAATACAGTTAAACTTCATGCTGGTGGAGATGTTCTACCAATAGGAATTTCAGCCGGACAATCAGAAAAAGATGCAGAAGGAGTTTCACTAGTAACAGTAGGAGCATCAATTTCTTACTACCCTTGCTCCGGTCTATTATATGTTAGAGCGGCGGCTTCTCAAACTTTCACAACAGGACTTCCAGTTTACTGTCTTGAAGGTGGATTAGCAGTAGATGGTGCAGATGCTTCCGGTCAACAATTAGGTATATATGTTGGTGGCGGTCATGCTAGTACAGTATTAGGAGATTTAGTTCCCGTTCTTTGTAGCGGAGTAGGACACATATAAGGAGATGAATGAGATGGCAAACGACACATTAGAAAATATATTACAAGTAGAAGCGGCCACAGGCCCATTTAGCACAGGCGATGCAGTTATAGAGCAAACTCTAAGAGACTTCATTCAACTACAATCAACTACAATAGCGGTTGGTACAAATGTTGTTGGAGTTCGCTCCGTTCCTTGGATGGACTTCAAATGGTACACAGGAGTACAAGGTAGTTTCTCTTACCCATTAGATGATAACGCAATAGTAGACCCGACCAATGTTGGAACTGCTAACTATACTGCTAAACTCCAAAAAGGACAAGGTAGAGTTACTTTCTTAGATTCAGTACGTCTTCGTGGTGAATCATGGGAAAACATTGACAGGCAACAACTTGGAATTATCCGAGCAAGGGCTGATAAAATTGATGCAACTATTCTAGCGGCTTTAGTCGCTGGCGCTCATCAATCACAAGCGGCAACTGCAACATTCGGTAGTGCTGGTGCTGATGAAGAAGGCGACCTTTTGGCGGCTATGGATTTAATCTTTGCTAACGCAAGGGTTTCCGGTGACGAACCAATGGCTCTTATTCTACCTGCTAACAAGAGAAGTGCTATGCTAAACACACAATTGTTTGGTAACGTAGTAGAGTCTCTTCAATCCCACATGGGACGAATAGCAAACTTAAGTGTTTACTACTCAAGAGATTCCGCAGTAGCAAGTACTGGATTACTTTTAATCCCCGGTGCTGAAACTGCTGAGTTCTTCCAGTACAACGGAGAAGGTTTCATGGAAACAGAATTGACAAGGATGCCGGGAATAGGATATGACTGGCTACTTACTTCCTTTATGGGAACTGTAATACACGAACATCAAGACGGTGCAGATGCTCTTAAATCAATGAGAATTGTTAAGATAACTGGCGTCGCTTAAGGAGTGATTTAGTATGCCACAGAATAGAAAATTACAAGATTTAGTAAATAATGAGTTTTTAGGTAGATTTCAAGAGAAGACTCAAGTTTTCCTTTATGATTTCGCGGTGCTAGGTGGCGGAGCAGGAGCAAAGACTCTAACTGACACAGACGGTAACGCGGCAACATTACCGAACAACGCAATAATCAGTAGTGCATCTTGGGATGTAGTTACTGTTCTTGCTTCAAGTGGCTCTGCTACTGTTGCTCTAGGTGTTGCTACTGACGGCGCGGCTATTATTAAAGCCGCAACCGCTTTTGACAATGCCGCATATGTGGCCGCAACACAGATTGGTGGACTTGTGGCTTCAAAGAAACTAACAGGTGACAGAGCAGTATTAGCGACAATAGCAACTGCGGCTTTAACTGCCGGTAAGATGTATGTTTACATTAATTACTACGAAGGATTCTGATTAAGATGTCCGGTTGGGTAGAAGAAGACGGAACTGAATATGTTCTTCGTGATGATGGTAATTACGATGTAATCCCACCAAAAAAGGCCGCACCTAAAAAGAAAGCGGCTAAGAAAGCAAAGAAGTGAGAAGTATGGCGACACCTTCCAAAGCATCCTTAGTTAAGGATTTAAAAAAAGCAAATATAGACGTACCTGCTTCTGCAAAGATAGTAGATATGCAACACCGATTACAACATTGGAAAACTGGCGAAGGTTTTCTTTTTAGGTTATTAAAAAATCCTAACAATAACTATGATAAACACCCTATATCTTTAATAGGAAATAAAGATAAATTGTATTGGATGCCTAATAGTGAAATGGCTAGTAGTATAATTAGTACACGATTAGTATTAATATTAGATAGGACAAACAAACCTTCAAAAGACGCTATTGTTATAGATGTACCATCGGACTACGATAGTAGGTGGAAACATGGCGGTAACAACATCACAAATTAGAGATTTGCTCAACAGACCAAGAGGTTTGAATGAGGGAACAATAACAGAATATATTACTATACGCACCGCAGAGGTAACTAAAAAAGCGCGTAAAGCAACATATGTTGGGGTTACTACAACTAACGCCCCTACAGATGCTCTTAAAGAATCTGCTATTAAATTTCTTGTAGCAGTAGATTGTCTTAGGGTTATGATTGATACTATACCTACTTTTGTACCCGAAAAAGAAAGGGGAACTCAAGACATCAGATTCTCAGCCCAATTAAATTCATTCCAAAAATCAGCCACAGACGCTTTATCATCAATAGAAGAGAGAGGTGGCTCTGCTTTCAAAGTAAAAGCCACAAAAACAAGAGTGGGTGGCACAACATCGGGCCAATTGAGTGGTAGCATACACCCTACTAATTAGGGGTGTAGATTATGGCAACAATTTATTGGAAAGGTACTTCTACTAACCCTATTCTTCAAAGTTCTTGG